ACAAAACTAAACTCTTCTAAACTAATACTTACGGGTAAATTAAATCTTACGTTACCTTCTTTGACTTCAATTTTAACTGAAGCATTATTTGTGACTGTAATTGTTGTTATATAATAAGTACGAAAGATAATTGAACCATCAGCTGTAAACTTGAAATTTTCTGGTATGATAAATTGAGTGATTGGGTCATCAAATCCGAAAGGTATTGTCATTAAAATATTTGCAGTTGCTGCTGAAGCTTCTCTAGTATTATAACCGAGAAAAGCGGAAAGATTTAAAATTGATTCTGGCAATTGTGCTTTAGTTAAGAAAAATTCTCTATATGCTGATAGTTGATAAAATAGAAGATTAGAGGTCAATGTAGATAATGTATCAACCATAAAACTTAAAAATGATGATTTCGTAAGATCCACGTTTTGTAATTGTAAGTATGATTTAGCTCTCTCAGTTATCTGTTCTCTAATAGAATCTCTAGATAAGTATATCTGACTTGACAGTGTTTCAGCCATTCTTTATCTCCCTTAACAAGACACTGGTTGCCTTGGTGTATAATAAAACCCTACTCTTTCGTCATGTAAATTTTTTAGAGTTGGTCGCAAGTTTGAATCCTTTACTAATAATCTTGCCATAAATTCAGCATCGTATAATGTATGAATTTTTTTGTCGTATTCCACATATGAATATATATTCTCAACTTGCGCATCTACAGAAGCCAAGGTTTCGCTTTGGAAGGTTTCAACTTTTAATTTCCAATATCTACGATCCGTATTAGCAGAAATTTCAACTCCCGAAACAACATATAGAGGATAAACATCATTTGTCGGTCTTAAATAATGTTGTTCTACTTTAATAATATCTTGTGGATAAGGAATGAAACCATGTGTACTAGGAATTACAAATGTAGTTTCATTGTCTTTATTATATCCAGTTTCTTCAGCATCAAACGCTGTTACTACTTGATCGACATAATAAACCGGTAGAACTAAAATTTTATTTCTTTTGATTCCTGATAAATCACCCGTCCATTCATACGGACCGCCAAAAATATTTTCATCTTCCCAAATTGTTTTTGAAATATTCATATTGTAATAAGTTACCAAAAATCTGACAACATCTTCCGCATAAAAATCATAAACCAGTTTTTGATACTCATGAACATAGAAGTATAATCTCTCATATTTTTGAGTTGACATTATCTAATACCTTTTTTCCTTTTATAAGTATCAAGTCTAATTTTAGCTTCAATCTCTTTAAGTTTCCATTTTCTAACAAGTTTACGAAGTTTCTCCTCACATTTTATTACACCCTTCTTTTTGCCAGAACATTTTCTTCTTTCACCTTCAATATAACTTATTGTCCATTGAATTCCCATAAGTTTACATCGTTTGTGACAATAAACTTTATCTTCTTCATTTTTTAATTTAGCGCATTTAACTGCACACTTATATATATTTGCATCAGTTAAATGAACCATTGCTAAAACTAAACCAGGCAATGGAATAACTGCAGCTGCTGTTACAAGACCAACTGATAGTATTTTTTGAGTAATTGGTTTAGTCTTTGGAGCTTTCAGTTCTTCTTCAATTACTTTTTTTTTAACACTATTATATAGATATAAATGCTCTTTGAATGTTAATCTGTTTCTCACTTCTTCACTCTCAGATATTAATTTAGCAAGTCTTGAAGTTGAAATATTGGCGCTAGCTGACAATGCTTTTGCTCTTTTACTAAGTTCTTTGCCTCTTATTTTACGTACTTTTTGAACTTGACCTGCTTTAACAGCTCTCAATTTTATCAGTAATTCTTGAAGTTTTTTGCTCCATCTTATATACTGCTTCATTAATTTCTTTTCACATTTTGGAGGATTAGTAAATTGTCTACATTTTGCTATTTCAGATCTGAGCTCATTTACAAGTTGCCGAGCAGCATCAACTTTACATTCAAGTTTACACGCATCCCTTTTCGCAGACATCGGCATAGTTCTAAAGCATGCTCTTTCACATGGGTCTGTTGCTTTTCTGAATAAATATAAAGCAAACATAGCAAGACCGGGAGCTTTGAGTAAACCAACTTTTAACCCTGCTGCTTTAAGACCTAATGTTGCTCCGGCTACTCCAGCAAGTCCGTATTTTAAAAACTTAGAAAACTTACCTTCAAATTCTCTAATGTCTTCAGAGAATACTGTCGCTACACCTTCATAATCCAAGGTCATTATTTCACCGCAAAGTTTAACATGCTCTTTAAATGTAAGATTTTCTTTAAGAAATTGATCCCCAATTGCAAACTCTAAAAGAAATTGTTTACCAACTTCAGTTATTAATTTTTTATCCATATTAACTCCCTATTAAACTATGGTTGGAACTTCAAAGAATTTGAAATACGCATTCTCATCAATAACAACTTCAAGTTGTCCTTTCTCGCCTCGGTACTCAACATCTATAGTAACATTAAACCCTTTTAAATTTGTTGAAAACAATACATTAATATCTTTAATTATTGCTCTATCATCATATAAACTTAATGTGTTAACAACTTCATTAGTAATTTTGGCTGCTGTTATCTCATCGCTCGGTTCAAAAATCATTTTATAAAGATTGCTTCCATACGCTGGATCAAACTGATATGTTCTTTTTGGAGTAATTAGAATATTACTCCAGGATGCTATTATAACTTCAATGTCAGTAATTCTTTTAAAATCTCCTGAAACATCAATTTTTGACAAATAGTCCCCAATCTTTTTATTAGAACCAACAACTGTTTTTTGAAACCGAGTTAACAAATTTGACATATTTTAATCCTAAAATTTCCTATTTTTTAATTTTTGTGTTTCTTCTTCTATTTGTTTTTGTTTTTCTTCTTCTAGTTCTGCTTTCCATTTAAGATAGTCGTAGAACTTTTTAACTGGCATGGCCATCACCTGTATGTATGCCTGGTGACTTAATTCCATGCAAGCATAAACGTCCAGGGAAGAGGATTTCCTATAAATCTCGACAGCATCATCTTTGCTATCACTCCGCCCCATATAATGAACGAAAAAAGTTTTCCACTAAGTCAATATCATGATCTTCATCAACCCCACATGCTGGGCAATAACTTTTCATTTTTAATTTAACTCCATATTGCCCAAATTGCTCATCATAAGCTCTGTAAATTGCCCGCTTGTCTTTAGCAGGTAATGTAAGATATGCATCAATAATATCTGCCTTATCTTTATATACAGCTGGTTCAGTTTTATCTGGAACATCTTCCTCAAAAGATTCAATGATAAGAGTTTCAGTTATTAAGTCCATTGTACTGTTTGGTCTTGAACTCAATGTCCTCATACTTGAAACTTCATCAAATAGGGTTGGTTGCTTAATCATCGCAATTACACCCGGAGATGCCGGCAACTCAACTTTTATTCTTGCTTTTAAAATATCAGCGCGAGGATATGATGTAAAATTGAATGTATCAGATGCTTTAACTGTAACTGGATATTGTTTAGAACATGACCCACACTTGAGTTCATAGTTTCTAATCTCTTCATATGTAACATGATATAAACCATATAAGAGAGCGTCCCTATCTTTTAATGTTACATTCCTTAAAAATGTATCAAGATTTTTAACTACGTCAGGTTTCTTAACTATAGAATCAAATAAACATTGATTTAAATGCTCTGCGATTTTTTGTGGAGAAATCATACTCCCTTTTAGTTTTTCTTCTTCTTGAACATTCAAACTTCGTAATGTGAATGAATGCTTTGTTTGAGGTGTTACTACTTCATACTCCGGGTACTTAATATTAAATCCTGTAAATGTCATTCTGTTAATCTCCTTTCCTTTCGGATCTATTTAATACTTCTATTTAAGATATTAAAGCAGTCCATCTATCATGTACAACTTGCTCTGCCAACTCATCCAACTGTGTTACTTTTCCATCCATGATAAGAGCTTTTATTTGTGCATCGCTTGCATCATGTTCGATGAAATTCATCAGTTGAAGTTTTGCTGCTTTTGATAGTCGAGAACCCGCAACTGATTCAGCAGCAAATAATTTTAGTTCTAAGTCTCTTCTCATTTTTGGCTCCTTGTTAAAACATTTTTGATCTTATTTTTATCAATTGTTTTTCAATAACTTTTATATTTTTAATAAATTTTTCACTACATTTTTTTGGATCAGCCGTTTGATTACATTTTCCAGCTTCCGTTTTAAGGACAGTAATTTTTTGTTGATAAGCTCTCACTGTATAAACATTCATACACAGTTTCTTTTCTCTCCCTCTCTTTTCAGCACATGCTTTGGCTGCTTCTCCAAAGTATTTATTAAATGCTTTCATAGCTAACCCAATTGCTGCACCCCATACAATTGCAGAAGCATAGTAGGCAGCAATTGGAGATACCTCTAATATAGAATCTAGCTCCAATTCCTGCTTCTGGGAAACATTACCAACTCTTCCCTCTACTATAAATAACTTAATCTGTGGTTCAGTTGCTTCTTTCAAAAAGTTAACCAGCTGTAATTTAGCTGGTTTACTAAGATTAGATTCATAAACCATCAAATAGGCAACTAATCTAAGGTTTATCATATTATAGAATCCTTATGAGTTATTATAAGCTAGAACTTTGCTTTTACTTTCCTTGAACATGCCTTGAGCAAATCCCTGGCATTTTTTGAAGACCCAAGGTTCATGCCAAGCATAATCGACGTTAAACTCAATTTCAACGTCCAGTCTTCCAACAGTTTCTACATCACTTGTGAATAAATCCTGTGGATCTTTTGCTGGAAACATGCCATCATAGCATGCATAATATTCAACTGTAACACCATCAGGAGCTGTAGTCCAGTAATACATTAAACCAGCATATGTTCTTTTTGAATAACCAATACCTTCTGCTCCGTCTTCTAGAGATGCAGAAGCTACACCAGTTCTATAATCTCTAATTAATTTAACCCAACCGTGCATAATATCCAGGATTGGAGTCTTATTAAATTCAAAGAATTTTACAGATACTGTATTACCATAATCAATATTACCAGGAACTGCCCACTTTACTCCGCCTAATCCAGTGTACTCAACTTTATTTAGAGTTCCTCCAGGTGGTGTAACAGAAAGGCATGTTGCTGCTAATACTTTCTTTATTTCTTGCTCATCTTGAATACCACTTCCGCCAGCAATACCAGAATTATTTAATTGGATTGCTTTTGCTAGTCCGTTTGGAATCTTATCAAACCAAATAAAGTGATACCCAGTTACATAAGGATCAGCAACACCAATAGATGTTCCGCCTAGTTTTCTGGTATAAAAATTGTTCTGTACTTCAGAAAATGAACTTTTCATTTCTTATAACCTCCACGTTGCTTCAGCAACTTTATAGTTAATTCGTTTTTGGATAACTTTGAGAACTTCATCCCAATTCCCATCTTGTATATGAATCGCTTTATCGTCGATATAAAAATCGGCTGCTAATTTTTCTGCTGTAATTCTGTCAAAATGAATCCCGTGCTTATCCAGCCACTTTCCTACTTTTTGGATCTCTTCTTTATGATCGCCACCATGTTCGGCAGCATTTTTTTGTGACGCACGAGTGGTAAAAATAACTATTTCGTAACCTAATCTTTTTAACCATTCAATAACCTTTCTCGCTCCTGCAAACGGATCGTCATAAATAGTGCCATCACTATATCCTTTTGAATATTTGTGAATGGTTCCATCAAGGTCGATCATTGCTCTTCTCGGTATATTTTCAAGTTTGCTCTCTGGGTAAAGTGATCGTATTATATGTCTTTTCTTTTTCCGTTCTGGTACTTCCGGGAAGGAATCAATAGGAAATAAAGACTCTAATCCAAAATCTATTGGTTCAATATATTTTTTTCCCATTTTAATACCACAACCTCATTTTATATTTTGTTCTTGGAAAGTACAAGTAAAAGATCTTAAAACTATATATATTAATAACTAAATGAAAATGAATTCTTGATATTATCTATTTGACTTGAAAGGAGGAATTTTGTGAGTAAAAGTTCAGGAGGTGGAATTAGTTTGGTAGGAATTTTCTTTTTGATCTTTCTTTACAATATATTTTTTGATGATGATGCTGATAAAAAAGAGGTGGTTATTCATGATAAGGATAAAGGGGTCATCGAAGAAGTGAAAGAGACAATTGAAGAAATTAAACCGGAAGTGAAAGAACTAATTATAAAGGCAAAGGAGTCTTTTGAAAAAGCAATCAATAAAGACGCTCAAGAGGAAGGGGAAGATGAAAAAATAGAAAAAGAAAAGACCCCGATCCCAGAGATAGAAACTAACCAACCAAAACCAGAGAACGGACCCGAAGAAGGAGTCAAATTATAATGAGTGAAAGAAAAATTAAATGTTTTATCAATGATGACTACGAAATATTCTTCGATCCACAGTCAGGATTTGAGATGATGAGAGGAGCTAATGGAAAACCAGATCCATTCTCACTACAGCTCCCCTCGTTATTAGACATTGGGGTAATGGGGACTTGTGTAAATAAATGTGCATTTTGTTACCAAGGACATCAAAACAATCCGAACATGAAATTGGAAGATTTTAAAAGCATCGTTGATCAAGTGAAGCATCACACGAATCAAGTTGCATTGGGAGGAAGAGGTGATCCCAATAAACATGAGAACTTCAAAGAAATCATTGAATACGCCCGAGAAAATAATGTCATGCCAAACTATACGACAAGCGGGATCGATTTAACAGATGACGAAATTGAAATCTCGAAAATGTGTGGTGCCGTAGCCGTTAGCGATTATCATACTCCAACTACATATGAAGCTATTGAAAGGTTTATGGATGCTGGAATTAAAACTAACATTCATATGATCTTCTCACAAGGATCATTTGGAGACGCTATAAAAATTCTATATGGAAGAAATCCATGGGAAGTACAAGGTTATTCAACTGGAAGAAACACTTTGGTTGACATTAATAGACTTAATGCTGTGATATTTCTTCTATTCAAACCAGCAGGAGCAGGGGAAAACTTAATTGGTATGAGGCCAACTGAATATCAATTTGGTGTCTTCTCAAGTCTTATTTTTAACTCCAAAGCAAAATTTAAAGTTGGGATGGATTCTTGCCTTTGTAATCACGTTTTGAAAAAGAGTACTCCTACCGAACTTCAACAACTATCAATTGATACTTGTGAAGGTGCAAGGATGTCAGCATATATTACTCCGGATATGAAACTAATGCCATGTAGTTTTGCAAACAAAGGAGAATGGGCAATTTCCATTGGAAAAAAAGACATTAAAGAGATCTGGAACAATTCAAAACCATTTAAAAAGTTTCGGAGAATGTTACGAAAACAAAAGGACAAATGCCCATTAGAATTATAAGGAGATGTTATTATGAAGAATGGATCACAACCGTTAACGAAAAAGAATTTTATAACTCTCGGACTGCTTATTGTATTCCTATTCATTGGAGTCATTGGTGGGGGGGTCTTCCAACAAAAATGGGCTGAAAATATTTACACATTTTGGTCTTCTTTTGTAATGATTGTTTTTACATGTCTTGCCATAATGAAAGCTAGAGTCAAACCCATGAAACCTTTTGTTGTTACATATACTTTCAACTTTCTAACGTGCATTGCTTTGGGATGGTGGTGGTTAACTTTATTCTGGTTTGCAACTCATATCTTGTGTTTCTATGGGATGTATCAATGGGACCTAAAGTATACCCCTAAACCTTAAACAGATAAGGAGTCAGTCAAATGAAAAAATATATTATCGCAGCCCTACTCATGTCTTTCTTAATCCCAATCTCTACCTTCGCCGAAGTCAAAGCAGTCAGAATTGATCGTTTCTTGGCTGTTGACCCAATTGGCCCAAATAACTATGATCTAGAAACCATACGGATTAATGATCCTGAAAATCCATTTGTCAGCATTTATATTGCACACATAATTGCGACAGGATTTCAGCTTTCGGATCCAAGTAATACATCAATTGCTTGTCGATTAACTGGAAAGATTCCTGTTGATGAAAATGGAAAACAGATTATCAATAAGAAAACCAATCATGATATTGGGCATTTCCGAAAGTCAATAGGAACAAAAGTCATGAGAATTTCAAGAAGCTATGATGCAGAAAAGAATGTTCTTATCTATAACGTCTACACAACCAAGTTGTTTGACGGATCATTGAAACATTCTCTATCTGTTGTTCCGTTGGGAATTCCTTTAGCACCCTAACGACGGAATGAAGGCGATCTGGTATATTTCACCCAGACCGCCTTCATTTTTTTGCTTATTTAATGAAGAAATTCAACTCAATTTGTTCTACAACTCTAGTTGGTTCTAAAGTTACATTAACATGGAATCTCTTTGTTCTTCTTTCATAGTCTGTTGCGCCAACATCAACTGCATAGCTAAACAGACCACGTTTGTTTTTAATTACTTCTAAGAACTCCACTAAGTTTGTAGAAACTGATGACCAAGTAATTTCATCATTTTGTTCAAATATAAAGAATCTACAAAATTCCTCAAATGCTCTCTTAACATATAAAATAAGTCTAACAATATTTAAATCTTGTAGAGCACTTGGTCTCGCTTGTGTTGTTAACTGTCCCCAAACAACATAACCAGGGTTGAATTTAACAATCGGATTTAACTGTGCGAGATACATCTGATCTCTTTCTCCAAGACGAGGATTAAATCTCAGTTCTTTGATTGTGTCGATTGCAGCTCTATTGAAACCAGCTGCTGCAAACCAAATTTCTGCAACATTATCATTTCTTGGTAGAATATAAGACATATGATATACTGGTGAGAACCATATATCTTGGCCTGTAAATATATCAAATACTTTACTATATGATTCATAAAGTGCTAAGAAGTAAGTATTGAATGTGTGAACATTTCTTCTTGTTGTCAATGATGTAGTAAATGATGGATTATCTCCATTGTCAATAATACCAACAGAATCACGTCTTGTTTGAACAAGAGTACTGATTTGTGTCTTAACATC